TAGTTCAATAGCTATTTTAGCACCATCACTTGGAACTTCAGCTGACGCAGATTTAAGTGCAACTGTATTAAACGCAACTGCATCGTCTGGTCAATTGTATAATCGTACAGATTTACTTAATAATCAAGCTGGTCTTAGTGCAAGTTTAGATTTTGCATTTACGGTGAGTGGTAGTGGTGTAAGTGCAGAAACGTACAAGGTATCATTTAATACTGGTAGTCTCTCTTTTGTTGATAAAGTAATATCTTCAGACCCACAATCAACTAAGTCTGGTGCTAATACATCCTCAGTTTATGTTTACAAGGTATTCAAACACAAAGTACAATCTCTTGGTTCTAATGTTACTGCGTCAGTTGTCGTAGGTAACACTGGTAATAACAGATTAAACTTCCAAGGTACGACCTCATTTGATGGTGAGGGTAACTCATCCACGTTTACTGGTAACAAAGACTTTATGTTTGGTAGAACACCAGTAATACAATCACAACTTGTAAGTGATACAAGATACGATTTGTTTAGGGTTTATACACGTTCACATGGAACAGATATAAATACAACGTATAAGATTA